TACCAGCCCATCCCAGAGGTTGACGGTCTGCTCCAGGTGCTCGTAGTCGTCAATCCAGCGGCCGAGCTTGGCCGGCACGTTCGGGGCGATGAGGTTCTGGCCGGTGACCCGACCTCGGCGGATCAGCCCACGCTGGCCCCAGAGCAGGAGCGGGTCGCCGCATGGACGGCTGACGCTCGGGTGCATCAGCGCGCGGAACAGCAAGGGCCGGGTAGACGGCAGCTCGTCAATGGCGTTTCGGATGACCTCGAAGGCACCGGGCTCGTAGACGTCGTCGTCGCCGACGTTCATCACGTAATCACCGAGCGCCAGATCGTAGCCATACTGGAGCTGTGGATAGCCCCAGTCATGCCATCCGGCGTCGAGCTCCAGGTAGGTGACCCGTTCTTCCAGACAGAGCGCCCGCACGTCCATCAGGAGCGGCGAGTGGGTGTCAGCAACCACAAGGATCTGGGCCGGCACGTCACCCTGCCGAAGCGGGCGCATCGACTCCAGACAGGTCGGCAGCGTCTCCCGTCCCTGCGTTGGAATGACCACGGTTAGGTCAGCACTCACTGAGACCTCCGCACGAGATCGGGTGGCAGTTCACTACCGAAGCTCCACCAGCGCCAGAACCGCCGGCCAGCAACCTGGAACAGCACAGCCAGCAGGCAGGCCAGCACCAGCGCCCTCACAGCTGATCTAACCTGTGGCTAAACGTCACGTTGGTCGTCATCGCCCACGTCGCGCCGGCCTTCATCCAATCCTCCACCAGCGACCAGTCGACCGGGTGCGTCCCCCATCTCGGCATCCCGAACCGATGCAGACAGCTTGCCCTGAACAGCATGTGCGTGATCTGCGAGTGCTGCGGCGGGTCGGTCCCGATCGTCTTCGTCTCCGGCCCGGCCGGGTTGCCGTTCCGCCAGATTCGGACTCGGGGGTAGACGAAGTCGGCGCCGCTCGACTCCAGGAGATCGACGAGGCTGGTGATATGAAACGGGCTCAGGGCGCGGTCGTCGTCCGACCAGTTCATGATGTAGTTGCCGCCCGCCATCAGGTAGCCGACCAGCAGCGGGGCTATGCCGAACGACGACGGCATCAGCCCGGACCAGTTGCGGCCGAGGCTGGTAAAGACGGACGGCAGTATGCGCCGGCCGTCCATGTATCCCCTGGCTCCGTGGCCGCAAAACTGTCCCTGCTCCAATGCCCAGCGATGCCGAGCCTCATCGTCCAGGCCGTCGCCGATGACGACGTGCTCGATGTTCGGGTAGTCCTGCTCGCGAAGGTGGCGGATCGTCTCGGCCAGCAGCTCCGGCCGTTGCCATGTCGGCGTCACGACGGAGACCAACGGCCTCATGGGAAGACCGATCCGAGTACGTGGAACTGATCCTCATCCACGGCAACGCTGGTGCCGGTCGTCCCTTCCCATCGGTAGGTGTACATCCCAGACTGGTCGGGCACTACGATCAACTGAAAGGTGCCGGTTGACGGGTTGGTGATGGTCGGGGTCGTGTACGTGGTTTCTGTCCCGTCCGGCTCCTCGACCTCGCAGGTAACGGTCGTCGGGTTGGCGGCCACGCCGGCGTCGTTGGTGAACGCGACGTAGAGCCTGACCGACTGACCCCGCTGGTAGGCGCTCATCGGCGTGCCCTCACGTGCCGGCCGATTGCCGCATCAAACGTCTCGATGCTGTCGAATAGCCCCAGACCGATGACGCAGTGCTCTGTCATCGAATGCCCGACCTGATAGGGGCACGGGTCATCGTTCGCATGCCCGTCGATCGTCACGTCCACGAGACTGCGAAGCGTGGCGGCCAGCACCTCGACATGGTCACCACAGGTCACGAGATCCCTCTGTGTGAATGCTGACATCAGACCTCCGAGTCGCTTGCTGTAGCTCCCGCGAGCGCCAGGTCGCCGGCCCCTGCCCCGGTGTAGGCGGCGTCACTGCCGACCGCTCCACCATACGCCGAGTCCGATGCTGCCGCCCTGGTAGCGAGTACCGAGTAGCCCGCGAGCAACGGCCCCGCAATCGTGATCGTGCCGGTGCCGGTGTAGATCAGCGTCCCGATGCCGGCGAGGACTGGCGCCGGTATCGTGATCGTCCCGGTGCCGGTCGCCGTGAACGGGGTGTATGTCCCAGTACCAGCAACAGCGGGTGCCCCAACATTGACCGCTCCTGCCCCTGTGGTGGCGAAACTGCCCGTCCCTGCTATCTGAGGGCCACCTACCGTCAAGGCGCCCGTACCGGTGATCCCAAGCGGGGTGAACGTGCCGGTGCCGGCGACGACCGGAGCAGCAACCGCCAGAGCACCAGCGCCGGTCGTGGCGAAGGTGCCGGAGGCTGCCAGCACCGGGGCGGCGATGCTGATAGCCCCCGACCCGGTACCGGGATCGACCGCCGAACCCGAGCCGGCGACTGCAGGCCCACCGATGCTGATGGCCCCTGACCCCGTTGTGGCAAAGGAACCGGTAGCAGCAACCGCCGGGGGGGGAATCTCAACGGCGCCGCTACCGGTGGTCGTGAAGGTGCCCGCCCCTGCCAGGACGGGAGGGGCAATGCCGATGTCGCCGCTTCCGGGCGGGCCGGTGACCGTGCCGGTGGCATCCAGAACAGGAACGCTGATGCTGATGTCGCCGGTGCCAGTTGTGGCGAAGCTGCCAGTAGCCGCGACGGCTGGCCCGGCAATGGAGGCGGCGCCGGTGCCGGTGACCGCGAATGATCCGGTACCGGCCAGGACCGGGGCGCCGATACTGACCGCTCCCGTCCCCGTGGTGGCGAACGATCCTGTACCAGCCACAACAGGTACGCCAACACTGATCGAGCCCGTGCCGGTCGTCGTGAACGCCCCGGTGCCGGCGACGGCCGGCGCACCGATCGTGATGTCGCCCGTACCGGTGACGCTCGCCGGGGTGAAGGGGAAGATCCGCCAGACGGGCGCCCCATAGCTGACCGGCGGCGGGTCCTCGTCCGTCAGCGTGCCGTTGGCTGTCCAGTCCCGACCATTGCCGCTGTAGTCGAGCAGCCGCTCCGAGGCGCCCGGAAATGTCGGATACCAAGCGTTGAGATTATCCAGCCGCGCCGGGCGGATTGTCTGCATCTCCTGGAGGATTTCGGAGGCCGTCAGCGCAGCGTCCCAGATCTTGATAGCATCCATCCGGCCGTTGAACCACGAACCCGTATCGCTACCGCTCAGGAGCGTCGCGGTTGTGCCAACGACATTACTGGTGAGCGTGCCGTCCGAGACACCATTGAAGTAGATCGTATGCGTGGAGCCCGTCCGGGTATACGCGACATGGGTCCATGTCGCAACAGACAGGTTCGTCCCAACAGTTCCGGCCGGGTGAAGGTTCGTCCAGGTCGCGAGCTGCGTCCCGTTGGCCCCGACTCCACAAATCTCATAGTTCGTGAAGGCGCCATCCGCGAGCGCAAACAAGATGCCCGAGGCATTGCGGTCCGTCGTGATATAGACCCAGGCGCAGTACGTGACGGCGTTGAATGCTGGCAGGCCGGTAGCGCGGCTGAGGTAGTCGGTAGCCGCGTCGATTCTGATGGACACGGGTCAGACCCTACGCCGCATCACGAAGCTCGGCAGCGAGCAGCAGCATGTCCCCCGTTGCGGTGTCGGTGCCGTTGGCAACTTCTCGGGCGATGCTGACCCGCACGTAGTCGGCGGCGATCATGCTGTCATCCGTCGAGACGGAGACGCTCACTTGCTCCATGTAGCCGGCCGTACCGGGCACGGCGGAATCCGTTGCGGTGTTGTCAGCCGCAAACGATGTTGTGGCGTCGGTGTCGGTCGCATCGCCGGTGGTAATCGCTTCAATCGCGACCGACCAGGCGATGCCGCCGCTGGTGGCCGACGCCATCGCGTAACTGATGACGCAGGTGATGGCGCCGGTCAGACCTTGCGGAGCGATGATCGTCCAGTAGGCCGTCTCCTTCGTCGAGGCGTCATAGGCCAGCACCGGGCGGCGTGCGGTTGCATTCGAGAGGGTCAACTGCGGGTAGTTCGTCGAGGGGAATTCTGCCGCGTACGGCGTGAGCACAGCGCGTGTCGCCATCGCTAGTCACCTCCGTCGATAGGCCGTCCACCGTAACGACGTGCGATCACGTACATCAGCAGCATCGCCTTCTGAGCAGCCGTGGCAGAGTTACGGAAGGCGGCCGGCAGTGCGGTGTTGAACTCGGCGGCGTTGTCGTCGGCCCACTGATCCGCAGCAGCCACAGCCGCAACCAGTTGCGGCTTCGTGAACGCGGTAGATCCGAGGTCCGGATCGCGCTGTATCCAGCGCGCGATCCGATCCCGCTCAGCCTGCGAGAGGACGGCCATCGGAATCCTCCCCCTACGCAAGACCCTGCTGGGTGTAGGTCAGGCTGGACACGGCGATGGTGCCGCCGGACGTGATCGAGGTTGACGACAGGTTCAGGTCGGCACCCGAGGTATCGACGTTGCCCTGGATGATGACCGTGCCGGCGGCGTTGGTGATCCGAAAGAACGTCGCCGTGCCGGTCGCATCGGCTGAGGTGTCGCTTGTAATCGCCGAGGCAGTTGCAACGCCGGCAGATGCCGCGCCGAAGGCTGGGTTGGAGAACGTCAGCGTACCCAGGAGGGTCGCACCACCAAGCGCGGCGTTGGCGTTGGCCGGGACGGTGCCGGCATAGATCTTGAGCAGGCCGGGTGGTGTGCCGGCGTCGATCAGGTCGACGACCGCGTCACAGGCTGCGTTGGCGGCAGCGGTAGTAATGCTCGGGTCGAGAGCCATCTGATGTCTCCTTTACGCTGAGGGCGTCAGCTCTGATGCGTCGGTGATCGGCGCGGCTGCGTCAGATTGCTGAGGCCAGTCAAACGCATCGCGCGGTTCAGGGAACGGGAGGCCGAGCGCCTCCGTCAGCATTACTGCGGCATGCTCCGCAATGTTCCTTCGGTTTGAGACGGCGGCGCCGACAAGTCGCTCGTAGGCTCTCTGACTGATCTCGATCTTGAATCGCTGCATCATGCTGATCTCGTCAATTCGCTGGCGTCGGTGATCGGCGCGAACGCTCGCAGGCAGCGAGGATGCTGGAGCGTCGGCGGTAGTTGGTCGAGGCTGAACGTCCGGCCGTTCATCGCGATGCACTCGGCGTCGTAGTCGCCATCGTAGACTCTGACGCCGGCGACGACACCAGACGATCGGTAGTTCTGGATCGCCGCCAGGTTGGTCGAGTTGCCCAGCTCCGTCCGGCTGACCGTGATGGCTCTGGCGCGGTTGAAGGCCGGCAACTGCTCCAGCCGAGCGGCGAGCTGCGGGATGCCCTCGCCGGCTTGCTGCCCTTCGATCAGCGCGGCTCGGACCTGATCCCTCGTGGTCTCAGTGATGCCGACGATATTGCCGCCGGCCGACGACAGGTAGGCGCGGGTAGCCGCGTCATCCAGGTCGAAGGCGATCCCAAGTTCAGAAACCACCAGACGAGACACGTCGGACAGCAGAGACAACTGAAGCGGTTGGAGTGTCTCCCCCAGGAGGACGGCCTCGCCTTCCGCGACCAGTCCCTCAGCGGTATCGGCTCCCGCTCTGAGCTTCGCATTGACCCTCCGGAGTTGCGCGGTCAGGAACGATTCGATCTCGGAGAACCAGTCAGGCTCGAGGTTGTCCTTCATCCGCCCGAACTGGCCGGGCAGGTCGTTGGGCCCCTTGATCGCGCGGTACGGCAAGATGCGCGGCCGGGATCGAGCCTCGGGTAGAGCCGGCATATCCTCTGGCCGCGCCGGCATGGTGACGATCTCGGGCGCCTGCGGCTTCTCGCTCTCGGGCATCGGCTCGCGGCCGATCTCGGCGCGGGCTTCGTCGGTCGTCAGGATGCCGGCGGCGACGTAGCCGGCGAGCCTGACCTGCTTCTTGTCCTCGTCGTCGCCGAGCGCCCGCACGTCGTCGATGTCGAAGTCGACAACCGCGCCCTTCTCGCTCATGAAGTCGGGTAGCAGGCTCAGGGTGATGGTCGCGGCGACGGACCGCCAGCTCGGGATCAGCGTCATCTCCGTGAACGCCTCACGAGCCTCTGAAAAGTTGCTATAGGTGCTACGGTCCAGTCCTGCCCCTAGACCCGCCACAATCGCAGGAACGCCCAATACGGCGGCGATGCGTTCCTCTGGGACGCGATGAAGGACTTTCAAGTCCATCTGTTCAGGGCTGAAACCGTGTGACACGAGCTTGGCGCCCGGCGAGAGGACGGAGACGGCGCCGACGTTGTCACCGGAGTAGGCCGACTGGATCCGCATCTTCATCTCGTCGGCGGTGGCCCGGTCAATCGGCCCCATCTCTTTGTCGAACTCCATGCTCAGCCCGTTGATGGCGAGGTTCGCGAGCAGCCGGTCGGCATAGCGGGTGGCCTGGCCATCGGATGAGACCTCGCGGGCCAACCGCTTCAAGGGCGCACATCCGAGCCGATGGTCACGATCATCAAGTCCCGTTTTGAAGTGGCAGATATTCTCAATCGGGATATCCTCGTGGACACCCGGCCGGACGTAGTAGCGGTAGTAGCTGATGAAGTCGCCACTGTCGCGAATGGTCCTCGGCTCCAGCCTACTCGGGCTGATCGGCCAAAGCTCCACCACGTTGCCGGTCTCGCGGTTCCCTGCACGAAGTTTCCTCCAGTACGCATTCCCGTCGACCTTGAGGCAGTTACTCAGGTACCAGAGCAGGGTGTCCAGCGTCATGTGCGGGTTGGGGCGCTTGAGCAGATCGGTGATCGGGGCATTATCGACTTCAACCCGCTCGCCGGCCGCCACCCGGTAGACCTTGAGTTCGGGCTCGGCCAGGGCGGTGGCGATCACCTGGAGGCAGGCGAACACGGCGCTGTTGGCGGATGACCCGTAGGCGCCGGCCAGCAGGTCGGTTGTTCCCGGACCGTGCACCAGCGGCGAGACGATGACGGCGCGGTAGTCATCAATCGTCCAGGATGCCTTTTGCTCGGGTGATTTTATTACCGATGACGGCAGGTCACCCCATCCGCGCGATTTATTACTCCCGGCGTTCAGCGGCCCGAGCCAGTCAAAGAGTCCCATCTCGCCTCACCCCCTCTCGCTACCAGACGTACGCTTGTCGGGCCGGCTTCTGGACCGTGAACGCGGCGATCGACGCAGCCATCACGCTGTCCTGCACGATACCACTGTCATCCCACTCGTAGATGCTCAGTTCGGCACCGAGCTGCTTTTCCATGTGCTTGAAGCGCCGTTGCTGGATGAGCAACTGTAGCGCCTGGATCGCCTGTACTTTGGTCTTCGCGGTCGTCGTGAACGGATCGACTCTGACGCTCAGGTTCTCAATCACGGGGTCGCCGACGCCGTTGGACTCCACGACGTGCCGACCTT